ATGTTGACTGCATGGATTGGCTTCATTGGGGTCCTGGCTGGAGCTCTCGTCTCTGGGGGCGTGGGCTGGTTCACTGAAATCCGCAGGGAACGAAGGCAGTCCAAGTCGCTCGCTGTTGCGGTCGCCGCTGAAGCTGCCGCCATTGCCGAAATTGTCAGGCGTCGCGAATACGTTAGGACGTTAGTTGACCACGCGATGGCGGCGCGAGGTGGCACGGTGCTGGACGTCCAAGTGAAGCTTCCATCTCAGGTTGCGGTCGTTATCAAGGCTGCGCGTGACAAGGCGGGAACATTGCCCGATCAGTTGCCCTCCCTAGTGCCCAAATTGGCGATGCTGATCGACAGCTTGGAGGCTGATATCCACCGGCTATTCGAGCATCCGGTAGATAGCCCTAGGGCTCTTCTAGACAGCACTGAGCCCCAATGGGCTGCTGCCTTTTACGCAGAGATGCTCGCGATCATGTGTTCGGTTCTCTGGTACTGCGATCTAGTCGTAGGGGTTGTTAAAAGGTTACATCCGGCTGAGGCAGCAGCACTGGTAGTTTGCCGAAGTCAGCTGGAGCGCGACCTATTCCCCTATGGCGAGCCTGGCGCTGGGCCAGCCCAATCGGCCAGCCCTGCGATTTAACGTCCTAGCTTGGGTGGTTGCACTATCGGTATGTCGTGCGCGTACCGGTTGGTCATCTGCTGCGTCGCGTGACCTGCCGCCTCCTGCTTATCTGCGCGGGTGCCTGCGGTATCGGTGATGCCCCGATGCTTCAGCCCATGCAAGCTGAATCGTTGTTCAGCTGTGATGACGCCATCCTTGATGGCGAGCGCGATCATTCGTTGCCAGGCGCTATCGAGCGCTGACTTGCTCAGAGGCGTGCCCGACTGGTTCACCAGAAGCCGGCGCTGCTCCGGTTTCATATGCACGGGGCGCCCATGCGCTTGCATTGCTCTTTGCCGATAGGCCGCCAGCCAGGCCCACGCTTGGCGGAGGTCGTCGTTCCAGGCGGTGATCGTGTCACGTGAGCCCTTGCGGCGACTACTTCGTATGCCTTCGGCCTCTGCATGTGCATCCGTTAGGTCTGTCACCTCAATGCCGCGCAGGCGTACGTTGTACGCGAGCAGCATCACTGCATGGAGGTAGGGCGGCACGCTGCCGCGCGTGTGCGCCTTGAGGCTGCCGCGCTCAAGCGCGAACGTCAGCACGGTGGTGAACACGTCGGATTCGGGCATGTTGTGCTCGCCGCGTTCTTTCGCCTGTCGGACGCCTTTGGCAGGGTTGTGCTCACACAGGCCCATGCGGATGCCCCAGCCGAAGGTGCGGCGCAGGTAGCGCAGTACATGGTTGGCTTTGCTGGGGCGCGGCTCGATCGCCGGCTGCAGTTTTGTTGCTGGCCGACCTCCTGCCAATGTTTCGACCAGGCGTTGCATCGCGGGCACGTTGATTCGCGCGATCTGCATCTTTCCTAAGGTCGATCCATCTTTGAGCACGTAGCTGGTCGCGGTCTCTGCGCACCATCGGTAGTCCCGCTGCGTATCCCTCGACAGCTCGGCGAACTCGGTGGAGCCCTCGAAGCGCTCTGCCAGATACGCCAAGGTCCCCCGGACCTCATTGCCGGCTGCGGCCTCAGCAATACTATGGAGCTCAGAGAGTCGAACCTCAGCGTGGGCGACCGTCCGCTTTCGCGGACGGCCTCCTTCGGGATGCGGCTCAAGCAAATACCAGCGGTTGTCTTCCCAATAGATGCCCTTGGGGAGCGCGGCCTGGTCAATGTGCGCCGGAATAGCTGGGTTGAACTTCCGTTTTCTACCGCGTCCCATCAGATCAACTCCATGGCGTTGTCGTGGTTGGCCGCAGGCTCGGCGATGCCAAGCGCGGCGTTCACTGCATCAATCGTTGTCCAGATCCGTCCTTTACGGTCGTAGCGGTAGCGGATGCCCTCTCGGTCAGCCCAGCGGCAGACAACGGTGAGCCGCGGCGCCGGACCTTCTGGCGAGCAGATGCGTTGAAGGTCCGCAAAGTGGAGAATCCGGTCCGTCATCGCCCCTGCTCCTGCTGCCACTGCGTGCGGCATTTCCACTGCCGGCGCATCTCTTGGTGCAGGGCAGTAGCGCTTGCGACGCCACGTTGCTGCGTGATCCGCGTCAGCAGCTGTGTCACCGACGCGCGGTCGGTGTAGCCCTGGCGGAGATAGTGGCGGGCTTCACAGGCCCGCCGTTGCTGTTCGGTTGCATCGTCACTCACGGCGCTGCGCCTCCTTTCAGCCGCAGCCCCAACTGCACAACGTTGCTGCCGTCTGGCACGTGCGGCCGTGGCACACGGATGCGGTGCATGCGTTTCCATTCGGCCAACGCCTGGTCGAAGTCAGGGTGTTTCTTGGTGCGTGCGCAGCGGCATTCGATTAGATGTCCACCGCCTGCATGCAGACGGCGTCCGTCGAGGATATGGCGGCCAGGGTGTCCGGCCTTACATGCCGGAAGCGGCACCGCATGGGAAACCTCGCGTTGTGTCATGCGTGCGTCCCCTTGGCGGCGTTACCTCCATGGGCGCGGCTGTCTGTCGTGCGGTAGTCATCCATGAGCCACCTCCCGGCGTACTGCCATCGCGCCACGGCGGCGCAGGCGACACGGAATTTGACCAACCGCCAGCCCACTGTGCGCTGCCGGAGCGGGGCGGGAGATCCAGAGGCGATAGAGCAGGGCGCCACCTGTGGCGGGGCCAATGACCAACAACACGAAACTAAGCACGGAGCACCTCCAGTGCGGCAGACGCGAGCGCATGGGCCTTGCTGGAGGGCGTGGTAGCCTCCGGCCCAGGTCCGGTGCTCAAAACCTGCGGACGTGTTGCGCCCGCTGGATCCATTCCAGTGTGCAGTTGCATGGGACTCTCCAAGAGTTGCGTGGGTTGAGGGCCTTGGGGCGGTGTGACAGCACCGCCCGCCGGCCCGCTTGAAACGGGGGGTTAGATCAGGTCGGCGTCGCGCGGCGGACTGGTCGCTGTCGTGAGCCGCTTGGCGTTGCAGACGATGTCCAGCAGTTCTTCGCGCATGAAGTCGGCAACAGCGCTGACACCGTCGTAGCTGACGCCCGCGCGCGTGGCCACATCGTGGTTCAACGCAGCGAGCAGGCTAGCGGCCTGCTGCACGCGCCATAGTCGGTCGTGCTCTCCCTCGGTCAGCGCGTAGTCGGCGCCCTCGGGATAAGCGAGTGCAGAGTCAGTGCTCATCGTGCACTCCCGTTGAAGAGGTGCCGGCTGCGCAGCCATTCCATGACATCGATGGCGCGATCAACACGCATGCACACATGTAACCGGCCGAGCACGATGCTTTCGCGGTCGCCGCCCAGCAGCACGTCGTCGGTGCCGAAGGCTTCGCATGCGATCAAAACGGGAGCCTTGTCGTGCAGCACATCGGAATGCAGCATCGCCATCAAATAGCCTGACATCAGCTCGAAGCTAAGAACGACGCCTGGGCAGACGCGGAATTGCTTACACGCGCTCATCGCGGCACCTCCTGAAACTCGGCATCTACCGCGCGGGTAGCTGCTTCTACGTCAGCAAGGGTGAGGAAGTGAACAGCCTTGCCCGTGCCTTCGAGGCGCGCCATGAGGCTCAGCCAGGCGGCGTGGTTCCAGTCGAGGGTGTTGGCGATCAAGCCAAAGAAATGGGCGATCTGGCGCGCCGCAGACGCGGGCGCTTCTTGGGTGTCGTAAGACATGCTGGATTCCTTTTGTCGTTTGGAATCCGCCAACCCGAGACCAATCGGGGTGGCGGACGGTACGCGGTTGGTCTGCCGGCCAAAAGGGAACCGGTGGGCCTTGCGGCCCCCGCGCACCGCCCGCCATAAAACTGGCTGGCATGCACCCGCGACGATGCAGGCAACAAAAAAGCGCCAAGCATCGATCGATGGGCGCTGGTGCGCCTTTTGATTCGGGAGACCAATCCCGGTCGCCGATTTTGCGGCGACGTGGAAATAGTCGCTCCGATCCTTGGAGCCTGTCAACGGGGAAATGCGGAAATGTGCGGTAATCACTTGGCGAACACCCAGCACTTCACTGTGGTGCCGGTGCCATAACCGTTGGTAAGTACGGCGCTGTTGACGGCGGTGTTGGCCGAGACCAGTTTGTGCCGGCGGGAATCGCCCAGCAGGCCGCGCAGCACTTTGAGGTCCGGCACGGCCTGGCTGAATTGCGCTGCCTTGGCGGCGAACTGATTGAGGTTGATCGCAATGCGGCTGGCGTCGCGGCTGTGATTGACCACGGGCTTGTCGTTGCCGGTAGCTTCCAGGTAGTCATAGACCTCCCAGAACTCGTTCACTAGTGGGTGATCGGCACTGATCGCCTTCTGCCGCTCGAACGCCATCTCCACCAGCGCTTCGCGCGTGGCCTTGATGATTTCTTCGGGGATGCTGATCACCAGACGCATGCAGTCCAACAGTGCCAGCATCTGCGAGTGGTTCTTGATGACGCGTTCCAAGCGTAGATCTGGTTTCTCGCGCAGGCGCGCTTCGTAGAACTTCACCCGCTCGGCGAACTTCTCCAGGATGGTGCCTTCGCAGCGCACGGCCTTGATCAAGAAGTGGCTGAGCTCCTCGACCTGCAGTGCGTTGAGGTTGTCGGCAGCAATGCGGCTTTCAGTGGTGACATGCGGGCGCCGAAAGTGCAGCTTCACAATGCGGGTGAGGATGGCTTCGGAGGCATCAACTGCTGCGTTCTGGCTGATGACGATCGTGCCGCGGAAGGGCGGCTCGTAGGTGTCGTTGCCGCCGTTGCGCACGCCGCGTGTTGCCAGGGTGCCGCCGCCGAAGAAGTCCTTGAGCTCGTCCCATTCGAAGGTCTTGGCGTGCGCTTTGTCTGGCTCACTGCGGTCGGCTTCCAAGAGCACGACCGGCATGCCGGAGATCTGCCCCATGGCGCGCGCACGGCCCGCCTTGGACGACTTGGCGGGGTCGAACCCTTCGTAGTCAGAACGGCCCAGCAGCTTCCACAAGAACGTCAGCAGCGTGGTCTTGCCCGCGCCAGCTTCGCCGGTCGCTTCGAGGAAGGGAAAGCTCTTGTGCCCGGCACGGATCTGCTCGGCAAACAACGAGCCGAACCAGAAAGTCATGGCCACTATGCCGTGCGTGCCGAAGCACTGCCAGAGCCACGGGAGCCAATCGGTGCGGAACGCGTCTGGGTCGCGCTGGATCTCCAGCCGAATGGACTTCTGAGTGCTCTTGAGTCGCAGCTTCTGGAAGCTGAAATAGTCCTCTTCGTTCGCGGTCACCACCTCGCCGTCGCGCACGGCGATATCGCCCAGCAGGTAGGCGCGGTGTTCTTTCGAGTAGCCAACGAAGTCGATGGCCTCCACAGTCTTGATGGCCTCGGTCTGATCTTCGACCAGGCGATCCAGCTGATAGCCGCTGCCAGTGAACACGGCACCGGCAGCCAGGCTGATCAGCCGCTTCTTGAACTCGCTGGCGCTGGAGATGTGGCCGCCGGTAAAGGTGCCTTTGACACTCGCAGCGTCGTGCGGGAAGTCGATCCGGAAGTAGTACCAGCTTTCGTCGGTCACTTCTTGGCGTTGGAAATAGAGGGCTTCCGGGTAGCAGTTGGCGATCTTGTTCACCGAGCACGCAGCGCGGCGGATCTTCGCCAGTTTGTCAGGGTCGATTTCGTCGCCCTCTTCTGGCTCGACTTCGCGCTGCAGCTTTTCGAAGCGCACCGCGTCGAACTCGAACCAATACAGGCGCGAGCGGTATTCAAGCCAGAAGTCGGGCGCTTGGTCGTGGTCGTACATCAGCAGGCCTTTCTCGATGGCCGAGCGCGCCATCAGCAGATCGCCGCGATAGCGAGCTTCGGTGACGGCTTCATCCCATTGCTTCTGGTGATCGCTGGCGGCCTGCGCTCGTAGGTGTAGATCGTTCCAGTCGATCTTCTTGCCGGTGGCGGGTTGTTCGATCAGCGCGGCGCGGCTTTTGAAGCCGAGTGCATGGGCGCGCCGCGCATGCTTGTGGGTGTAGTCGCGCGCACCAGCTTCGTTGTCCAGGCCCCACACCAGCGTCGGCAGATTGCCGGCACGGGCTGCGGACAACTGGCGAAGCGATTCATCTGGATAGGCATTGCAGGACATCGCAGACACGGCACACACACCGTGCTGAAGCAGTGCGATTGCATCGAAGATCCCCTCGACGATCCATACCTCGGCGGTAGTCTTCATCAGCTGGGCGGCAGCCGGTGCGCACCACCAGACACCTGCATAGCTATGGCCTGGCGCAAAGCGTGCCTTCTGTTTGCCAAAGCGATGCGGGCGGTCGATCAGTCGCTCCCACCAGCCTCCCTTGTCCAAGCTAAACCGCACTGTGGCAGTGCCGGCTTTGGTCTTGATGTCGTAGTAGGTCTCCTGCGTATACAGGCCGTGCAATGGCGCCAGCATGAAGCCGCGCGATGATTCCAGATAGGCGTCCGCTGACGCGGTGGGAGAGGCCTGCGTGACCGGGAAGCGCTTGGACCAGTCGTCGAACAGGTCGTCGTAGATGTCTTTGACGTGGAGCTCGTGGCCGCACTTGGCCTCCCGGCCGCACTTCACCACCCAGGGCTTGGGTTCGAAGGCATACAGCTCCTTTTTTCCACAGGCAGGGCAACGACCGCCACGCATGTAGCTGGTGCCACTGCGGTGCTTGAGCGCGTAGTCGCGCTCAAGGCGTTGCAACACCTGTTGACGCAGATCCTCCTGCATCGGTCAGCGATCCTTATGTGTAGTCAACGAGCGCAGAGCCTGGCCGCGCATGGCCTTGCCTTGCGTGCGCGGGCATTGCACAACTTCGTAGCGGCCGCCTGCGGCCAAGTGCGCATCGATCTGGCGGCGCAATGCTTCGGCCTCTGCGTGCTTCTTGGCAGGGGAGACGTATATCTGCGGGGCAGGGGCCGCCACGAAGCGTGGCGCTTGGGCGCTAGACCAGCCGTTGCTCTGGCTCATCGGGCCACCTCCCGTGCCACGCGGCCATAGTCCAGCAGTTCCATGCCTGTGTCGGTTGCCAGCACATGCATGCTGTGGGTGCGGCTACTGGTGAGAAGTTCGCGCAGCATGAGCGCGCCCACTGTCACTGCGTCATAGCGCCGCGCTATCTCTCGCTCATGGTGGAAGCGCGGCACGTAGCCGGCATCGGTTTTCTGCAGCCCGCCGCAACGAACGGCCGCTTGCAGGCACAGCTGTTGCGCGGAGGTGAGTTCCGCGAGCTGAATCATCGCCTTCATTGGATCCCCTAACTAAGTTGCGAGTGCCGCGAGGTCGGTCTCGGGCAGTAATTCGAGTTGCCGCTCATTGGCAGCGGCCTGGTAGACCCTTAGCGCCATTGCACGGGTGTAAGCGGGTGTGGGCGGCAGGTCGCTATGTGCGTTGGGCATGCCGCTTGGACTAGCGACGTGCGTTAGTTCGGTGTGGCCGGTGTAGCTCGCACCGCAGACCGGGTTGTCGCAGACATAGGTGTCGTGCCGCAGATAGCGATGCGACAGGAAGCTGGTCCGCTTCACCAACGGGGAGCCGCAAGCTTCGCAGGAAAAGACAACTTTCTTGCGTGTACTGAAGGCGCTCATGGCCGGCTCAGTGCCCAGTGTGAATCGGGGAATTTGTGGCAGAATCCGGGTTCGGTTTCATTCCCAGCAGTACTGCTGCGCGGTGCGTGTCTCCGAAATTCCCAACCGTCCTACCCAGCAGCAGATCGCTCACGACATCGCGGCTAAAGCCGTGTTTGCGAGCGAACGCCGCGATGGTGATGCCATTGGCGCGCAGCCACTCTTTGGCTTCATCAGGGGTACGGACGGGTGTAGCAACGGCGGTCTTACGTCGTGTGGGCATGAGGGTGCTTCACGTTGGTGTAAGGTCAGAATAGGGAATTTAAGTGCACCTTTCAAGGAGATTTTTGTGTCAGTTGGATTGAGGTTGAAGGAAGAGCGAAAGCGCATCGGTCTGACGCAGACCGAGCTGGCAGAGCGCTGCGGGCTCTCCAAGCGGGCGCAACTGAATTTTGAGAAAGACGAGCAACTGCCGGGTGGCGCTTATCTCTTGGCGGCCACGGTGCTGGGCGTTGACGTGCTGTACGTGCTGACCGGTGAGCGGCACGGCATCAGTACCGAAGAGGCGCAAGTGTTAGCCGCCTACCGTGTGTCGTCGCCGGAGATCAAGCTTGCGGTGAGCGCGGCGCTAGGCGCGACAGTGAAGGCCGCTGGACGGCACAAGTTCGTCATGCACGAAAACGAGATCGGCCAGGCGTTGAGCGGCGACATCAACCAGGACAACGTGACCATCAACATGGGCGGCAAGAAGGCCAAAAAAAAGAGCGGCTAGTGCAGATGTTGGTTGGGCAGATGGTCGTCAGAAATTGGCCGTTAGCGGCATGAGCGTGAGCGACTGAAGTGATCGCAAGCACACTCAAATAGAAAAGGCGCCGATCTGTGATCGGCGCCTTTATTTTTGGTGTCGGCGCATAGCTCCTTGCCGTCGAATCGCCATCGTCCTGACAGCGCGAGAAGACCTGACATCCAAGACGATCATGCTCCCGGGATCGAAGTTTTGCTGTCAGGAAACTCCGCATTGGCGATAGGGATTAGCTAAGGTTCCGCATCAGCCATTCTGATCCCATGGCCGAAAATCCAGACCAGGCCGCATCTTTCTTAGTGACTCTGACGACGAGCAACTCGTCGCCCTCCTCAAGATAGACCTTCAGCACATCGCGGATCGTGCTGGCATTCCCCAGATGACCAATAAGCCAAGTGGACTCTAGGTCTTGCCACCATGGCGAACCAATTTGCTTGATCTTTGAAACAAGCGCCTCGTAATCCTTTCCCGGCTTTTTCAGCCGGTAACTCACCATGTAGATGGACACATCAGCTCCGTTGATTGCGTACTCATCAGTATGCTCTGGAGTGATCCCCATGAGAATGGATGAGCCTGATCCTATGCTGTGCTGAGCCCGTCTATCGTATGCACGCGCCTAGGTAGGCGTTACCCAGACTCAAGATTCAGTGTGGTCGATAGCCCACTGCTGCCTACCGAATGCGTCACCTTTGCAATGAGCCATTTCTGGCCGTCGATCTCGGGCTTAAAGCCTGCGACAGTGACCGTCTGTTCCGGAAACAGTTCTGCGCGACCGATCGCTAGGGTGTAGTCGAATTTAGCGACGCCGCGTTTCACCCGTTCCAGCTCCGCGTGCGCATGCTGACGTGCAGTTGCCTCATCGGCATACGACTCGCGCAGGCGCTTGGCATTGTCGTCCGTGCCCACCAGCACCGACTGCCGCCGCGCCTTGCCCTTGTCCACCCAGTACGCACGCACGCCGGTGTAGGCGTCGCGGTCCGCTACCGAGTAGCGATGCCGGTCACCGTCGCGGCGCGTCAGCGTGACGGTGGGCAGTGGCTTGCCGGTTGACGTTGTGCCCGCGCCGATCGGCGCAAACAGCAGCGCGCCTGCTTTGACCGTGGCCACTGCATTAAAGCGTTGCCCCAGGCGGGTGAGCAGGTTCATATCGCTCTCGTTGGCCTGGTCAAGATGGGACAGCTTGGTACGCGCCAGCGCCTCGGCCACGCGCGGCGTCAGTCCATGCTCGCCGGCCAGCGTGTTGAGCACGGCGCCGAGCGTGGTGTTGTGCCAGCTGCGTTCGCGGCGCGTGCGCATGTCGGCGGTGAGATCCGCACTGCGCGCACGCACGGTGATGATGTCCGGCGCGCCGCTGTACTCCACCTCGTCCACGATGAAGGTGCCTTTGTCGACCAGGCCGGTGTCTTTCCAGCCCAACGCCACGGCCAGGCGCACGCCGCGCTTGGGGAGTGCCATCTTGCCGTCGTGGTCGTGGATGCGTAGGTCCAGCTGATCGGCTTCGCCGCTGCGGCACTCGGTGAGGGTGAGGTCGAGCAGGCGCGGGGCAATGCGGTCGGTGAGGTCGGTGCCATCAAGCACCACGCGCCACTGCGGAATCGGGTAGCTCATGCGGCGGTTGCCTCCGGCGTGGCGTCATCTGCGCGGCGCAGGCTCAGCTGGAACTCAATGCGGCGCGGGGTGCCGTCCTCAAAAAACAGCGAGGCCGTCTCGTTGATAGACAGCAGCAGATACGGCCCGTAGACCACGCCTGCGCCATCCACCAGCGGCAGTGGCTCACCATCGGCCGCCAGCTCGCGCAGCGTGTCCAGCGACGCCCGCGTGCCGGTGAGCTCGGGTGCGATCAAGCCAGACAGGTCGATGGTGTCATCGCCCGGGCCCAGGAACTGGCTGGCTGGCCGCGCGCCGACGCGCTCGCTGGTGGCATGGCGCCAGCTCATCTGCCGCTGCAGCTGCAGGAAGGCGGCGCTGTCGAGGGAAAACACGAAGGTGCCGTAGGACATCATCATTGGGGTGGATCCTCAGTCGTCGCGCAGGCTGGAGCGGCGAGCCGCCGCTGTGCGCCGGTCGCGTTCTTCAAATTGGCGGGCGACTTCGCGCGCCAGTGCGGTAGCGTCCATGCCGGGTGCGGCGTGGACGTGGATGACGTAGCTGTTCCCGCCCGCAGGCGCGCCTGGTGCGCGCGCAGGTGCGGTCAATGGCGCCCGGCTATCGATCGCTGCCACCGGCGCTGTGGCGGTTGCCAGGGCCAGCCCAGCGCCTACCGCACGCATCCGGTTGCCAAGCGCCGTCACGGCCTGCACAGGCGCGCCCTGGCCGCGCTGCAGGCCCACGGTGAGCCCTTGCATGGTGAAGTTGCCCAGCTGGGCGAAAACGCGTGAGGGGCTGTGGATGCCCAGCAGGCCCTTGAAGCGATCGACCACGCCGCTGCCGACGCTGGCGATCGCATCGCCGGCGGCGCCGAGCTTGGAGCGGATGCCCCGGACAAGGCCGCTGATCATGTCCGCGCCGGCCTGCAACATCCGCGCCGGCCAGTTGGCCAGCTGCAGGTTGATGCCGGCCCACAGCTGCAGCAGCCCTTGGCGGATGCGATCGCCGTTCCCGGTGAACACGCCCACGATCAGTGACCAGGTGCCCTGGACGGTCTGCCACACGCCGCCAAGGATCTGCTTGATCACCGGCAGCACGAACACGAACGCCTGCACGAGCCAGCCGATCGCCTTCACGGCCAGCTGCAGCTGGGTGACTAGCACCGCGCCAAGGATCTGCCCGAAGCCGCGGCCGGCCTGCGTTGCACCGTGCAACTGCGCGGTGGTGGCCTCGAACGGTATCAGCAGCTGCTTCACCCACGCCCAGGCCTGGCCCATCGCGGCGGCTACCGTGTCCCACACCGGGCCCAGCGGCGCGAGCGCGGTCTGCAGCTCAGCCAGCACCGGCGCGGCCACATCGACGATGCCTTGCCACACGCCGATGGCGAAGGCCTTGATCGGCCCCCAGTACTTCCACACCAGCAGCGCCACCGCCGCAACGGCTGCACCGATCGCCAGCACCGGCAGGCTGACGCCGCCGAGCAGCGGCAGCAGCAGGCGCGCACCGTTGGCGAGCATGGGCAGCACGCGGCCACCAAACGACAGCACCTGACGAATGAGCGCGCCGAACCCGCCGCCGCCCGACAGCAGCGCGACGGCGCCGTGGATCTGCGAGAAGGCCATCGCAGCGACGCCGCCGGCCACCAGCAGCCCGCCCAGGATCGCGACCAGCGCAGCGGCGCCGATCGCCACCTTTGCGATCGCACCCACCAGGGCTGGGTTGGCGCGGATCCACGTCGTGACCTGGCCGACCACGGCGGCGGTGCGCTCGGTCAGTTCCTTGAACTGCGGCAGCAGGGTCTGGCCGATCGACTGGGACACCACCACGGCGGTGTTCTTCAGCAGCTGCAGCGAGTTGGCGGAGGTGGCCACACGCGATGCGTACTCGGCCGACATCGAGCCGCCATAGCGCTGCGCATCGGCGACCTTGGCGAAGTTGCCCTGCAGCAGCTCCAGATTGGTCAGCAGCGGCGCGATCGCACCGATCGACTCGCGCCCGAACAGCTGCGTCATGGTCGCGGCCTGCTCGGCTTTGGGCAGTGCGCGCAGCTTCTGCAGCACGGACATGATTGCCCCGCCGGCGTCCTTCTGCATCACCTGGGCCATGGTCGTGGCCTTGATGCCCAGCTTGTCGAAGGCCTCGCGCTGGCTCTTGGTGGCCGACTCGCCCGAGGCCAGGGTGAGCAGCATGTTCTTGATGCCGGTGGCCGAGACTTCCGACTCGATGCCCATGCCGGCGACCGTGGCGCCCAAGGCCGCTAGCGGGCCGCTCTGCAGGCCGGCGACTTCGCCCAGGGCACCGATGCGGTTCACCACCGCGCTGATCTTGTTGACGCTCGCCGGGCCGGTGTTGCCGAGGTGGTTGATCTTGTCGGCCAGCACGACCACCTCGGCCTGGCCCATGCGAAACGCCGTGCGCCAGGTCGCCATCGTCTGGCCGGCTTCCTCTGCGCTGCTGTCGAATGCCACGCCCATCTTCGCCGCATCCTCAGCGAAGCGGACCAGCTCCTGGCGCGGGATGGACGCTTGGCCGGCGGCCGCCACGATCTTGGCGATATCGGCCGGCAGCATCGGCAGGCGCATGGACAGGTTCTCCACATCGCGGCCCATCTGGGCGAACTGCTGCGGCGTGCTGAAGTCCACGACCTTGCGCACGTCTGCCATCGCCGACTCGAATTCCATCGCATCGCTGATCGGCAGTGCGGAGGCGCGCAAGGCCCGCTGGCCGGCGAACGCCATACCGGCGCCGTAGGCGCTCGCGTGCAGGCCGGCGCTCTGGATGCGGGCGCTCCGGCGTTGTGCGGCGTCGATCGCCACCAGGCGCTGCTGCTGGGCGCGCATGGCGGTGTTGGTGCTCTCGATCTCGCTGCGCAGGCGGCGCTCGTGGGTGACGAGCTCGCGCGTGCTGATCCCGGCCGTCTCCAGCCGGCCGCGCAGCCGCTGCAGGCCAGCTTCCTGCGCGCTGTGGGCGGCCTTGAGCTCGCGGGCGGTGCGTACGGCGCGCTCGAACTCGGCATTCATCGCCGCCGTTGGCGTGCCGGCGGCCTTCATCTGTTGGGCAAGCGTGCGCACCGATTGCCGCTGCGCATCGAGCGCGGCCTTGGCGCGCTGCGCCGTGGCCACCTGCTCGCGGTAGGAGCCGATGTCGCGGTGTTGGCTGTTGAGCTGGCGCAGCGCATCACGCTGGTTGCGCAGCGCCGTGGCAACGCCACGGCTGCCATTGAGCACGCGGCGGAACGGACCGGTGGCGCGATCGACTGCGGCCAGGATGACCTGCAGGCGCAGATTGTCAGAGGCCGCCATTTAGGCGGCCTCGGGATTCGGGTGGGGCATCATTCGGCTCCGCTTCGCAGGCGGGCACGCTCGCGCCACGCCGTGAGTTCGTGCAGCGACCAGCCGTCCATTTCAGACGGCGGCCAATGGAAGACGGCCGCGATGTCGGCCATCGCATCCTCTACGCAGTCGGGAAGTCCGCTTCCCTCTGTGCCTTGGGCAAGAAAAAAACCTGCACCTCCTGGCCCACGGCCAGCAGGTCGGCCGGATCCATCGCGTTGACGTCGGCGGTGGTCAGGGTGGGCGAGGAAATGCGCGGCAGTAGCGTTGCCAGTGCGGTGACATCCAGCTGCAGCACGTCAGTGAGCTTGAGGCCGCGCAACTCGCCGGCGCCGGGCTTGCGCACGTTGATCTGTGTGATGGTTTGCTCGCCGCGCACGATGGGCTGGTCGAGGGGAACGGCTGGGGAAAACGTCGGGGTCATCGGAAGGTCTCAGGACAGGGGCCCGGCAACGCCAGGCCGTAAGGGTCAGGCGCCGATGGCGCGGCGCTGGGCGGCAAGCAGATCCACGCCGTTGACGATCTCAGTCATGTTCACGAAATCGATCTCGATCACGGTGGTGCCGTTGATGGCCAGCTTGTAGTAGCTAGCCGAGGTCTTGACCGAAAACTCGGTGTCATCGCCGGACTTGCCGGTGCCCGGATCGATCTCGCTGTGGCGGCCGCGCACCACCACCTCCACGGCATCGACTTCTGCGGTGTCGTCGCGCTGGTAGGCGCCGGCAAAGCGCAGCTGCACGGCGTTGTGGGTGGTGGCGCCGTACTGATTCAGTACGCCGCGCATCAGGCCGCCGCACTTCCATTCGAGCTCGATCTTTTCCTGGCCGAAGTCGATATCGACCGGGCCATTCATGCCGCCGCCGCGGTACTCCTCCATCTTGCGAGTGAGCGTTGGCAACTTCACCTCGACCACCTGGCCGAGATAGCTCTCACCGTCGTTGAACAGGTTGAGCGCTTTGAGTTTCTTGGGCAAAGCCATGGGGTTCTCCGGGAATCAGATCAGGTGCGTTACGCGTTGACGCGGTCGGCGAAGTCGGCCAGGTAGCTGGTGGTGATCTTCTGGTACAGCTGCAGGTTCTCCAGCGGCGGCACCGGCGTGTAGTCGTAATCGATCCGCAGCGCGCCATCGGCCAGCGTGGTGGCGCTATTGACCGTGCCGTCGTACCAGGCGTTGGCATCGATCAGATAGCCGGAGGACTTGAGATCGCGGAACTTGGCGTTGATCGTTTCGAGCAGGTCTTTGACCAGCGAGGGATGCATCGGCTTGTCGACGTAGAACGCCACGCCCTCTGCGATGGTGTCGGCCAGGATCTGTGCGGTGCGCGTGGCCGTCTCAAACGCGAACATGTTGTCCTCGGCGCACGTGCGCGAACCCCAAAAGCGCTGGCCGTTGAAGGTGATCAGCGTGGTGATGTCGCCTTCGTTGAGCACGCCGGCATCGGTGGCCGGATCCTGCAGATCCCAATGCACATCCTTGGAGATGCCGGTGACGCCGGCCACGGGCACGTTGGACAGGCTCTTGTGCCAGCCCTGTTCGGTGTCGATCTTGGCGCGCAGACCGAGCGCACGCGCGGTGGCATACGCGGCGGTCGTCGCGCTGGTGGTGGTATCGAACGCCAGGAAGTCCGGCCAGATCAGCATCAGCTCGCGGTCGCTGAACTGGCCGCGGTAGGTGACTGCCTCGGCGACGGTGTCGGCGACAGGACGCACATAGGCCATGGCGCGCAGCTTCTTGGCGATGGTCGCCAGTGCCTTGGCGACCGGCAGCGTATCCAGGCCAGGCGCGCCCAGGATGCGCGGGCGCACACCCAGCTGTGCCTGCGCGGCGAGCAAGGCATACAGGCCGGTGTAGCCGCTGGACTTGGCCTCGCCGATGACGTTGCTGGTGGTCTTGGCCGCGTCTTCGTCGTCGGCCACGCGCACGACGATGGTCACCGGGTTGGTCTGGTCGGCAATGCCCTGCAGCGCTGCGCGCAGCGTGCCCTTAGTGCCGGCACTGGCGATCGCGCCGAGCACGTCGGTGAGCAGCACAGCCTTGTTGAGCGGGAAGAGGGTTTCGTCCGCATCGGTGGCGGTGGCCACCAGGCCGACAACAGCGGTGGAGACGGTGCGGATGGTGCGCGTGCCCGCGCTGACTTCGATGACGCGAACGCCGTGGTGGTAGGCAGTGGACATAGGTTCCTCGATCAGGACGAGCGGAAGCGGAGCGGGATGGTCAGGCGCGAGCGCGCATTGGCGGGCGCAACATCGGTGCGCTGGCCTTCGATGGTCAGTACGAAGCTGCCGGGGGCATCACCGACGACCAGGCCGACGCGCGTCAGCCGCAGGCGCGGCTCCCAGCGCATCAGCGCGGTGGCGGTGGCGCCGTAGAGCAGCGTGCGGGTAGCGCCGTTGAACGGCTGGTCGATGAGCTCTGGCAGCAGCGAGCCGAAGTCGCGGCGATGCACGCGCGTGCCGATCGGTGTGGTGAGGATGCAGGCGATCGACTGGGCCAGGTGCTGCTCGCCCTCGATCACCTGCCCGGTGGTGGCATCGATGCCGATCATTGCGGGCCGCCGCTGAGCGCGGTGCCGGCGGTCACGCCGGTGGTCTTGTGATGCTTGAGGCTGATCCCACCGCCCACCACGTCGGTGTCGACGGTCGCGGTGCCGGTAATGCCGACCTCGCCATTGATCTGGGTGGCGCCGTTGACCGTCAGCGGACCGTTGAGCGTGATGCCGCCATCGGCAGTGATGGTGGCGGTGCCGCCGCTGGGCAGTGTCGCCTGCAGCGCATGCGCATCAGTGTCGTAATGGATCTGCGCGCCGTCTGCAAAGCGCAGCACGTGCAACGTGTCCGAGGCAGCTGGAGCTGCGAATTGGTCGGAGTACAGTCCGCGTAGCACCAGGCCATCGGCCAGGTCGCCTGCAGGCGATAGCACCACTACTTGTTCGCCGACTGCCGGCGCCGACCAGATGATCGTGGTGCCCGCCAGCGTGACCACCCAGGGCAGATAGTCGGTCAGCATTTCGCCGACCTGCACGCGGCAACGTGCGTTCGCAAGATTCACCTCGGCGACGGTGCCGAGGCGAATGGCGTTACTCAGTGCGGAGGATGCGTTGCCCATGCAGCCATGGTCGGCGGCTGGATGCGGTTGCGCACTGCGCTTGCCGCGTAGCGCGCGGTACTACAGTGCAACGGGATCCGGCGCTTTGGGTTGCACGGACCATGCCTGCGCGTCTTCATCCCACACCAGTGTGCCATCGACCACCACCGGCGGCGCCACGGTGGTCAGCTGACCCGGTAACGCGATGCCTGCAGCCAGGCGTGGTGCGACCCCACCGGTGGCCTTTTCCCAGACCAGCGCCGTGCTGTAGTCGGGCTCCGCACGCCACGTGGCACGCTCATGGTCCCACACATTGCGGCGGTAGTCGGTGGGCAGGAACGCAATCGGCTGAGAGGTCGTGCAGCCTACCGGCAACGTGTCGCCCAGGGCGAGCGTGTTGGCGATAGGCGTCGCGGTGTCGGTGCTGTAGAGCATCACGCTGCGGTAGTCCGGCACCACTTCCCACGTCCCCAACTGCGCCGCTATGCGGTGGCGTTGATACAGCCCCGCGGGCTGCGCCGGCGCGACGGCAACGGTGTTGGGTGGTAGCGGGTAGCGTCCCTCCAATTCGGAGAGGTGGACGGTCACCGGACCGGTGTATTCCCCAGTGGTAGCGTCGTAGGCGTATGCAGTGCTGGTGCGTGGCAGTGGGTTGGTCATGGTCATTCCTCAGTAGGCGATGCAGTAGGTCATGCGCAGGCCAGCAGGCAAGTTGTCTGCGCCGCCGGCAGCATTGACGGTGATGGCGTGGGTGTGGGCGCCAGCGCCGCGGTGGTCCACCACGTGCACGTGATTACCGCCCTCGGCGATGCCGATGCCATGGGTGTGGTTGCCGACACCGTTCATGCCGATGTTATGGGCGTGATTGCCGGCGCCGTCGGTGCCAAAGCTATGGGCGTGGTTGCCTCCTGCACCTGTCCACCCGTCAGAGGGAGATGCATCGTTGTCGCGTTCCCGATACACGCCATAGCCGTTGATAGGGCCGGATGGAATAACACCGGGGTGCTGGTGGTCGCCCGAGGCGCTGGTGCTACCGCTGTGACCGTGGTGGCCCTGCGTATCGGTCCACGCACCGTGTACGTGATCGCCGGCTGGATTGGAACTGGCACCATGTGCGTGGATGCCAGCCGCGCCGAGTGCCGTGTAGTGCGCATGGTCGCCTACAGCAGCGGCGGTGGCGCTGTGGGTGTGGCTGATCATCTGCCCACTGCTGTGGACGCCAACAAACTGGGAAGAGTTGGTGTGTGTGACTGTGGTGCCCTCACGCATCAACGGCAGGTTGAACGTGGTGCTGCCATCTCCGGCGCCGTAGACGGTACCGATGGCCGCAAACAACGCCGAATACTTCGTGCGTGAGACCGCCGTGCCATCGCATAACAGTAGACCTGCAGGCGGAAAGAGCGAGGCCATAATCACGATCTGGCCGGGCAGCAAGAACGAGCTCGGCACGTTCTGCAGATTGCGGAAGTCGCGATACCACGCGCCCTCCTGTCCATCCAAGAGATCAGCATCCAAGCCATTGCCAGGGCCAACATGAAACGTCGCCGCAGAGCGAAGGCCGAGCACGTTGCGTGCCGCTGCCGCAGTCGGTCGGGCCAGTAGCCCTTTGATGAACTCGGTAGGCGCAGCATCGCCCAGGCGCGCATTCAATACGGCAATCAGGTTGGCCGGCGACACTGCCCGCTCTTTGTCCAGCCCTTCGATTGCTTGCGCGTCGGTGGACAAGCGCACCACACCCGGCACGTCTACCGTCGCCGCTGGATCGGTGAAGTTGGTATCGCCGAAGGTGATCTGCGCGGTGTCCACGTCGGCCAGCACCACGTCGATCGCCAGCAGCACAGATGCTGCGCCGGACTTTTCCACCAGCAACGCGGGCTGGCCGTAGGCAGCGAATAGCGTGCCATCAGCCAGGTACAAGCCGAAGCCGTAGCAGCTGTAGACAGAGCTGGTTTCGTCGCGCACCGAGACGTGAATGGTGTCCTTGGCGGTCACCGCGCCGCCGATCGTGCTCAGACGCTTGATTTCGGACGGCAGCGCGGTGAGCGCGGCATCGGCCACAAAGGACGCGCTGGTAAGCCCCACCGCGGCGATGGTGACCGCCTGCGTGCCGGTTTGCTTGGCGTTGACCAGGGCCTGGCGGCCGGCGGTGGTGATCTTGAGTTTGAGTCCGGGCATGTGTGCTCTCTAGCTCGCCTCGCCCTGCAGGCGCAGGAACAAGGTGGTTCTGCCGCGTGCCACGACGTTGAGTCGTGCCTCGGCCTGGAATCCTTGGGTGAAGGTGAAATGCGCGCGCACGGGCTTGGTGCGCTCGACCTCAGCGATGACTTCCTCGACGAACCGGGCGCTGGCGCTCTGGCCGTCCGCGCCGGTCAGCGTCAATGCGAGCTCGAAGGTGTGCGGCTGGCCGCGCGGCTCCTGCTGCCACCACTCGCGGATGGCCACCGCGCCGCCGAACGACTCGACCACCATTCGCACGCTGTTGGCCGTGCCCTTGCGGCGCTGGATCGCCATGGCGCTACGCAGGCGCGAGCGCTTGACCGCATCGCTCCAGTCGGCCTTCCAGTCGTCGACCGATAGCGTCCATGCCAGCCATGGCAGATGGCCGGCTGGGCACGTGTCGGGGTTCCACAGATCCGGGTACGGCAACGGAATGGCGTCAAGCCGCGCGGTGACGGCGGCCAGGGCACGCTCCATGGGCGTGGCGTTGGGCGGAAGCAGGGCGTTACTCATCGATGCCGGCATGCACGATGTCGATCGCGGTGCAGTAGGCGGCCTGCGTGCGGCTGATTCGGATGTCGGCTGCAGGCGAGTCCAGCTCAACACGCTGCACGCCATCAGCGAACAGCTTGGCCTTGATGGCCGATTCCGGCACGTCCCGGCCGATCCGGTGCGCCTCGGCCAGATAGGCCTGCAGGCTGCGCAGCGCCTCTCGCATCACCACCGCCGAGTCGGGCCCGGCATAGGTGTAGACGCGACCACGAATGGCGTACGGAACGATCTCCGCACTTTGCACCGCGACCTCATCGGTCAGGGGGCGCACGTCGGCATCCGTCAGGACGGCGGCGACATCATCGAGCAATGCCTGCGGCGCAGTGCCATCGCCTGTGCGCGACTGCACGGTGACCAGCACTTGCCCAGGCGCCGGGCTGGTGGCGCTGGCGTCCATGACATCGGCCGCAGCGCTGAGTGCGTGATAGATGTAGGCGCCCTCCGGGCCCGCGACGCTGAAACCCTCCGGTGCCAGCTGGATGCGGCGGCGGAAGTCCACGTCCGACTCAAAGATCGGTGCGACGCCGGTCTCCGGCTGCCCCGGATCGAGTACCAGGCGCGCGACGCCGAACAACGCGCCTAGGTGATCGAGGTTGGTGCCGGTTGCGAAAGCCAGCATGGTTTGCTGCGCTTTATCGTTGGCGCGCTGGCGGATCAGCAGCTCGCGGGCCGCGAACAGCTGCAGGAGCTTGTAGACCGGATCCGCCTCGGTGGGCGCGGAGAATTCGGGCAGCAACCGGCGGAATTGTTCGAGTGCTATGGCGAAAATATTCTCGAAATCGAGCTCATCAATTAGGGCCGGTGCTCGTAGTTTTGATAGATCTACTGCTGTATAAGAAGTCATATATTTTCTCGCCATACTGCAACGGCTAGCTTAAAGTCTTGTGTGCTAATCGAAGCGCTCACGCCTGTGTTGCAGCCAAATCTACATAAAGAGGACCGTATGATTGCGATCAAGTTTTCGGAAGATGAAGTTCACGAATTTATTCGCTCGGCTGAGTGGTCAGATCTTTTTGTTCCGGCGCCCTGTTTGGATTTTCAAGTTCTAAGTGGTGCGAATGAAGAAACGGAGGAAATTCAAGATGAGGGGTGCATAGAGGACGAATCCTTTGAGCTTTGGGAAGTGCTGAAAGCACGAGCAATGAAAAAAGTAAAAAGGCTTCATTTTTCTGTAAGCGATGGCCGCTTAGTAGGTAGTAAGGTTAAGCTGCATGTTCCTGGCAATAGATCCATGGAGCTTGACCTAATCGGGCTGTATGAGGACGGGATGTTTGTGGTGGAGTTAAAGGTTAAGGCCTCTGCCGAGAGAAATTCGTTTACTGAATTGCTTGGGTACAGCAATTATATCGCGGGATTATTTCCAATGACTGGAAGGCAGGATATTTGCAATGTTCTTATCGCAAACATGCAAACCGGAATTGCTAGGCAAGCATATTTATATGATATTTTGATAAACGATCGCACTACAATTGTTTATAATCCCGTATGGAAAACGGACGAATTAACAAGCCTTACCCTCGAGCTATACCTGCCCGAGGATGATGATTTTAAGAAGTTCGCAAATAGTCTATTAAGCCATGGTGCAATGTCATGCGTAGTTGCCTCGTTTGATAATATCGAAGGCTGGATTGACGATGATGAAGGTGAATTTGGCGGCCTTAACGCTGATACGAAAAAAAATCTTTCGTTGCTAAGCGCTCATGCGGCACAACTTATGGAATCTGAAAATATTCATGGATTTTGCTTTATCAGGAAACCGTGGAAAGAAATCCCTCGTCACTACAGAAATAGTATTTTTATCTGCGCCATTAATCCTTTTCACGAAAACAAGACTGATGATCTAACTAGATTTTTGAGCCAACTAGATGATAATGGTGAGGATCTGCAATGGCTTGCTGGTTCAGGCTTTCACGGGCGGCTTTTGCGGCTTGCTGAACAGGTCATTGAGGAATCACTTGATGGGAAGGTCAATTACGAAAGGGAGATGCCAACTTGGGCTTATGTAGTGACAAACATGCAGGAAGTGGTTTTTACTCACAACCTCGCCTTTAGACCAACCGGAATATTTAGAGAAGCATACGTCAGTTATGTCGACTCTCTGTACAGAAGTAATTTAAAGGATCCTGGGTATCACGATTTAAGTACTTTAAAGATAAAAGAAATAAATGCATGGATGCGTGCTTGGATGTTTATGGAGGGCTGCGGTCTGAGTGGGTGATTTTAATAATTAGTAATGTATCTGAGTATATTATCTCTGGTGCATAGTATTTCTTCCCGCGTGAACCCCAAGAGCACTCGTTTTTTATAGCGGGTCCTTGGGCCATCTGCGCGAACTTGATCACTCAGTCCCTCTTGATGCACGCGAGCAATACGCGACACGCGTCCCACAAATCCCACGCTTACAGCGTTGGGACTGGCGCTGACCTTGAGGAACTTCGCTTGCCGTAGCTTGGCAAACATCTTCGCGCGTTTGACGCGCCCGGCCTTCTGCCGCAGCTGCTGCTTTCGGGGTGCGTACGGTGTGCCATCGGGCGCCTGCTGCTTGCCGATACGCTGGCTCTGCGAGCGCCTCAGCTCCGTTCCGATCTTGCGGGCCAACGTGCGGCGTTCGCCCGGCTGCAAGCGGGCCAGCAACGGCGCGGCCCAATTCTCCAGCGCGGTCAGCTCATCCATGTCGTATCGATCACCGGCTCGGGCGCATGCGTCATGTCATAGCCGCCGCCATCTTTCGCCGTCACGACCACGCGTTCGGTCAGCGGCAACTTGATCGACAGATCCACGGCATCGTTGGCGAGGATGTCGGCCTCGAAGGCAATCTCGCCGCGGCGCGCGGGATTGGACAGCAGCTCGGACTGATTGACCTGCACCCATTCCAGCAGCGGCAGCATCACGCTGTCCGGGTGGCCGGCGTAGTCGGTCAGGATCAAGTTGAGCGTGTACTGGTATTCGAACGACAGCCCAGGCTGGAACGTGCTGACCAGGCTGCCGGCGTCGATGAACACCAGCAGCCGGTCGGCATCACGTGCCAGATCCGGCAGTGCCGCGACCAGATGCGCGCGCAGGCTGGCGGGCTTGATCATGGGGCCGGCTCCGGCGCGTGCAGGTCGATCCAGTCCTGCAGTGCGCTCAGCTGCGTGGCGGTGGCGTGGCAGCTGGTGTAGTTGTCGGCGACAGTGCCGGCGATGGCAGAGAGCGTAATGCCGGCGGCCGGCGCATCAGGATCTCCGGTGGACGGCCCGGCAGGCTGGCCCGAGGCGGCGGCGTCGTGCAGCCGCACAAAGCCAGCAGGGATAGCGCAAGCAGCGTCTGCTTTCTGGGTGACATAGATCGGGATCTCGCGGGTGATGGTGGCGCCGGCTTCGCGCACGATCTGCACGCGGTCGACGTACTCGGTGACGACAGTGGTGGACGCCTTCGCGCTGTCGCGTTCGGCCTCAGCCTGGCGCTTGCCCTGCAGCGCGGCGTCGCGGGCCTTCTGGGCGTTGCTGACGCGCTGCTCTTGCCACACGCAGCCGCCCACGAGCGCGGCGATCAAGGCCAGCAGGATGATCACGCGCGTGACCATCAGCTGACGCCCAGGATCTGCAGGGCGCGCTGCGTGCGCGTGACGCGATCGCTGTGGCCTTCGGGCAGGCGCTTGGCACGCACGTTGCCCAGGTTGATCTTGCGGCCCAGGCCGAGCACGTCGCCGGCATCGGCCAGCACATTGAGACCGTTGTCGTGCCAGTACGCCGCTGCACCCAATGCGCTGGGCTCCACCTGCAGCAGCAGATCCGGCTGCTCTTCCACCGGCAGGCCAATCAGCACGCCGATGCGGCGGTAATTGCCCCGGAAGGTGTGCTGCATCGGACCGCGGCCCCGGTGGCGATAACCATCTCCGCTGGCTTCGTTGCCGTTGCCCAGGCGATCGGCGTAGACGAAGTTGGCTAGGCCGACCGGGTTGCGCAGAAACTTGGGAGCCTGGGCCGGGGTGATGCGTGCGCCGAACACTTCCAACAGCCGTGCGCTGGTCGTGTAGTGCAGCCCTTCTTCCATGCGCGACAGGCTGAGGCTTTCATGGCCGACCTGGCCGAGCCAGTGCGCGGCGCGGCGCTTGGTGGTGATGCCGAAGCGGTTGGCGGCGGCAAGCAGCGGTCCGTGCCAGCGCTGGGCGCGTTGCGGCGAGCACTGCATGATCGAGGCGAGCTGGGTATCGGTGAACATCAATCAACCTTCAGGATGCGCGCCACGTTGCCCTGGGCGCGGTAGGTGAGCACTGCCAGCACGGTCAACGTGCCCAGGTGCCAGGGACTGACCTGCGAGCCGGCGCCGGCCAGCAGAATGTGCAGCGCTTGACCGCCGGTACTGGCGATCAGCAGCCACGCGCACCAGCCGGCGCCACGCCGGTGACGCGCATCGACGGGCCGGTGGTAGGTAAGCAGGCGGACGCAGATGGCGAGTGAGGCCATCAACGTCAGGACGGTGACCAGGCTATGCACTGGGCGGACCTCCACGACGTAGGAAGGAAAAGTCGAACGACTTGCTCTTTTCGATCAGGCCCAGCGTGACGGTGATCGCGCACGCCGCACTCGCAAAGGCGGCCACGCCACTGGACTTGATCGGCAGCCAGCGCAGCAGCTCCGGCGCCAGCTGGTAGCCGGCGATGACACTCACCGGGAAATAGATCAGCCGCGCCAACAGCGGCTGCTTGGCGGCCGACACCACGAACAGGGCGCCGCCGGCAAACGCGCCGATCAGCGCATCGCCGTCAATGCCAGGCAGCACGGAGGCAAGGCCCACACCGGTGGCGATCAAAAAGCCGCTCGATACGGAGGTGGGTTCGGTCATCAGATCAGTCCCATAGCTGCACAAGCGGCGTCATCGCCGCTGTGGTGGTGGTTACCTCGGGCAACTCCACTGGCGTGCCATGCGGCAGCACGGCGCCCAGTTCGGCCAGGCCGGGATTGAGGAGGTAGGTGCGCTCGACCAGGCCGGCCGTGCTGCCCAGGTGGCGCCAGCACAGCAGGTCGACGGTGTCGCCTTGCATGGCGTGCACGCGCATCAGATGAGCTCCACCGTGCTGCGCGGCAGGTTCTGCAGATCGCGCACGGCCCAGCGCTGGTCGCGGCGCAATTCCGTGATGCTCGGCGACAAGTCGTCAGCGCGCTGGTTGGCGCTGTCGGTCGCGTCGAAGCTGCGATAACGCTCTGCCACCTCGACCGCCGTGGCACACGCGACGGCGCGCAGGTACAGCTGCACGCGGCGCGAGACGCCGTCGACGGTGGTGCTGGGTACATCGGCCAACGCGGCCCAGCCGGCGGCCTGCTGCGCCTGGGCCCAGGTCTGCAACTCATCATTGACCGCCAGCATGGCGGCGACGATGGCGTGGCGCAGGCGTGCATCGGTGACGGTGCCATCCAGGCGCATGCTCGCGCGCACTGCACCCGGTGCGATCGCCGGCCAGAACGGCGCGTTGGCGATCGCATCAGGCGTGGCGCTGGTGGTGCCGGTGGCAGTGAATCCACTCATGGATGGCTCGGAATAGATCGCCGGTGGTCGGGGCGTCACCGCAGCGATGCATTGCTGTGGATCAGCCCCGAGCCGGCGAGGGTTGCGGGGACGCTCGGTTATGCGCTGGTGCCCGCAGGCTCAGCGCTGAACTTCTTCAAGAGGCGCTCGGCGCGCTCCAGATCCTTCTTGCCCCCGCAGCTGCCGTGCAGTGCGATAGCGCGCTGCAGGTCGGCCACAGCGGCGGCGGCGATCGGCTGCGCCTGGTCGGCGGGCGTCTCGTCGGTGAGGTCTGCCAGCGAGGCGCGGGCAAGCGCCAGGTGCAGCTTGGCGCGCACCTCATCGGGCATGTCCTGCTCGGCGGTGAGCGTGGCGGTGTCGGCCAGGACGGCCGCATCGAACACCTGGCCGGTTTTCTGCGCCGACAGCGCCGCCTCGGCGATCTCTTCGGCCAGCACGCAGCCCACCGTGCGGGAGAAGCGGTCGGGCATCTGCAGGCCGTGCTTGAGCACATAGGCGCCCAGCTCCAGCGCGCCGACATAGTCGCCGGCATCAACGCGCCACACCATGCACGTCATGACGATCTCGTCCTGCGCGCCCTGGCCGCCGGCCAGCACGCCTGCCAGATACGGCACGTAGGTCGGCAGCAGTTGCACCTTGAGCGCAGCCTTGCCCTGGGTGGACTGGATCTGCTTCAGCCGCACGCGATCGCTCTGCAGCTGCGCCATGTGCTGCTCGTAGGCCGTTGCGCCGGCCATCAGCTGGTGCGGTGCGCGCTGCGCCGCTTCCAGCTCGGCGAGCACGCGGCTGTGGTGACGCTTGGCGGGACTGTCGGCCATGGCTTAGGCCTCGATCTCGATGTGCTCGACCACGCAGCCCAGGCCGTAGTCCTCGACCACGTAGGCATCGTTGGAGGACTCGTAGTTCTCGATGCGATCGCGGGCGGGCACTTCCTGGATGTAACGGCGACGGCCGCCGGTCTGGTAGTAGATCGACAGGTTGGCCAGCGAGGTGACCATCAACGCGCCGTCCGGCAGGTACGGCACCTCGGCCACCTGCAGGCCACCGACGCGGCGCTGGCTCAAGATCAGGTCGGTGGCGATCTTCTCGCTGGCCGGCTGGTCCTTGTTGACCATCGGGAAATACTTGTCGTGCATCAGGTCGCGACCCAGCACCACGACCAGGCTCGGATCCTTGCGGTGCCACGGATCAAGCAAGTTGCTCACCACATCGAACACCAGCGCGTCGACGTTGCGGTAGTCCGCGCCATCGCTGGCGCCGATGGTCATCTTGCCGGCCGTCTTGCCGCTGGCCAGCACGCGCTGGGCGGCATTGGTGCGGTACTGCTGCAGCCAACCGATGTTGACGTCTTCCAGCAGCGGGAACGCGGCGCGGTCGGTGTCGGCAGCAGCGTGCGTGCCGTTGAAGCCGATCTGCAGACGGTCCAGCGCCTGGCGCTTGACGATGGCATCGCGCAGCCGCGCCTGGAAGTCCGGGAACTTGGCCCAGGCATCGAGCAGCGCATACGGGATGGCGGTGTCGAAGTCGGTCTTCTTGGCGACGTACTCGTTCTTGTCGAGCGCGGCCACGTTGCGCGGGGTGCGGGTCTTGCCGGCGCCGGTGTCGGTGCGGCTGGCGATGCTGCCAGTGACGCCGATGCCCACCTTCTGGCCGGACAATTCGTCCACCGGGATGATGTTGATCTTGGACAGGAACTCGCTGGATTCCTGCATGCGCGTTTCCAGCTTCTGCTGCACGGTCGGATCGACGGCGAACGAGTGGAAGGCAGAGGTGATGCCGTTGAGCTTGGCGATCTGCTCGGCGAACTGGTTGAACTGCAGGCGGGTGGCGTTTTGCATGGTGGCTCCGAAGATGTGGCGCTGGCGGCGTGTGCGTGTGGTGGTGTGGGATCAGCAGTCGGTCAGCACAGCCGCGCCGCTGCCGGTGACCACCGGGCGTGCGGGCTGTGCGGGGTCGGGCTGCTGGGACAGCAACTCGCGCAGCTGCGCCAGGTCGTTCGCCAGCTGCTCGTGCTTGGTCTTCTGCTCGGCGTGTTCGGCCTGCAGGCGGTTGAAGCGTTCGTCCTGGCCGCGCACGTGCTCGGCGATCTCTTCAACGCCTTCGCCGAGGTCTGCGAACTGCTCGGGCGTGATGCCGGTGGCGTCTTCGCTTTTGAGCGCGTTGCGAATCCGGCTCAGCAAACTTGCGACCGGGCCTTCGCTGACCTCGCTGAATTCCAGCGCGGTCTCTTCGGCGACGGTGAACAGGTTGCCCGGTGACTGCTTGCGATCGGCCAGCGGATTGGCCTCGGGGTTCTGGCTGGCGAAGCTGAGCATGGAGGTGCCCAGGCTGGCGGGCGAATCGGTGACCGCCAGGCCAACCAGATACGCCTTGCCGGTGTTGGCGAACTTCTCCTGCACCTCGATGCTGGTGTAGAGCTTCTGCTTGGATTTGTTGATCGTGATCAGGTCAGCGGTCGGCTCAATCTGGGCGAACAGCGCCAGGCGCTTGGTGCCATCGATCTCGATTTCTTCCGCCTTGACAGCGGTGACATCGCCATACGCGCGGAACGGCGAATCCGGGAGCAGGCTGCGCATGTGTTCGATCCAGATGCGCGCACCGTAGGTCTCGCGGTTGTAGGTCGCGGCCATGTCGTCGATCCAGCTGCGCTGAATCGTGCGGCCATCGGTGGTGGCACCTTCGACGGCCACACGGAACCAGTTGGAACGGAACTTCTTGGTCTTGCCCGACATGGGGATCCTCTGCGCTGGATGCGTTTGCGTTGCGATGGAGCCATGGTCAAACGCAAGGCAAAGCGCAGCAACGAAATCGCCATGTACGCCAGGCGATTACGTGTCAGTCAGCTGTCGGGATTAAGAGGTGTGCCTCACCCTGGTTGGCATGCAAAGCGTTGCCACCCAGCTCCCGATGGACACCCGCAGACAGGCGAAATTCCTGTACTGGATGGGATGGCGCGTGGTGGAAATCGCACAGGCCATCGGCGAGAACGAGAAGACTGTACACAGCTGGAAGTCGCGTGACGAGTGGGATCGCGCAGACAATGTTGAGCGCATCGGTGGCGCGCTCGAAGCGCGGCTAGTCGTGCTGATCATGAAGCCGGAAAAATCCGGCGGCGACTTCAAAGAAATCGATCTGCTGCATCGGCAGCTGGAGCGCCAGGCGCGCATCCAGCGCTACCAGGGCGGCGGCAACGAGGCCGACTTGAATCCGGCCGTTGCCAACCGCAATGCCGCGCCGAAGAAGAAGCCCAAGCGCAACGAGTTCACCGAAGAACAGGTCGAGCAGCTCATCACCGCGTTCATCGACGGCTGCTTCGACTACCAGCGCGACTGGTACCGGGCCAGCAACGAGCGCACCCGCATCATCCTCAAATCGCGCCAGATCGGCGCAACGTTCTACTTCGCCCGCGAGGCGTTGATCGACGCGCTCACCACCGGACGCAATCAGATCTTCCTCAGCGCCTCCAAGGCGCAGGCGCATCTGTTCCGCGGCTACATGCAGCAGTTCGTGCGCGAGACGATCGACGAGACGCTTTCCGGCGGCGATAGCATCGTGTTTCCTAACGGCGCGGAGCTGTTCTTCCTGGGCACCAATGCGCGCACCGCGCAGGGCTACCACGGCAATTTCTACTTCGACGAGTTCTTCTGGACCTACGGGTTCAACGAGTTGAACAAGGTCGCCAGCGGCATGGCGATGCACAAGAAGTGGCGCAAGACCTACTTCAGCACGCCATCGAGCATGGCGCACGAGGCCTACACGTTCTGGACCGGCGAGCGCCGCAACAAGGGCAAGCCGGCCGCGCAGCGGATCCAGATCGATGTGTCGCATGAGGCGCTGGCCGGTGGCCGCCGCTGCCACGACCGCGCCTGGCGGCAGATCGTCAATATCCTCGACGCCCAGCGCCGCGGCTGCGACCTGTTCGACATCGACGAGCTGCGCGAGGAGTACAGTCCGGACGCGTTCGCCAACCTGTTGATGTGCGAGTTTGTCGACGACGGCGCCAGCATCTTCCCGCTGGCGATGCTGCAGCCGTGCATGGTCGACAGCTGGGTAGAGTGGGGCCAGGACTACAAGCCCTTTGCCGCGCGCCCCTACGGCGATCGCGCGGTGTGGATCGGCTACGACCCTGCCGAGACAGGCGACACCGCCGGCCTGGTCGTGGTCGCGCCACCGCAGCAGCCGGGCGGCAAGTTCCGACTGCTGGAGCGCATCCAGTTCCGGGGCATGGACTTTGCCAAGCAGGCCGCCGAGATCGAGCGCATCACGCGCCGCTACTGGGTGACCTACATCGGCATCGACACCACCGGCATGGGCAGTGGCGTGGCGCAGCTGGTGAAGCAGTTCTTCCCGAATCTGGTCACCTTCAGCTACTCGCCCGAGGTCAAAACCCGCCTGGTGCTCAAAGCGTTCGATGTGATCCACAACGGGCGGCTGGAGTTCGACGCCGGCTGGACCGACGTGGCGCAGTCGTTGATGGCCATCCGCAAGACCATGACGGCCAGCGGCCGGCAATCCACCTTCACCGCCGGCCGTTCCGAAGAGACCGGCCACGCGGACCTGGCGTGGGCACTGTTCCACGCGCTGCAGAACGAACCGCTGGAAGGGCGCACCGCGCGCAATTCCGGCTTCATGGAGATCTCTTGATGTTGACCGACCAGCTGCCCGCGACCGCGCCTGCAGCGCCAGCAGTGCCCGCACGCACCGAGGCGTTCACCTTTGGCGACCCGACGCCGGTGCTCGATGGGCGCGGGGTGCTGGACTATCTGGAGTGCTGGCAGAACGGCCGCTGGTACGAGCCGCCGGTAGCGCTGGATGGCCTGTCCAAGACCACCCGCAGCAATCCGTTCTTGCAGTCCGGGCTGATCTTCAAGCGCAACATGCTGGCGCGCACCTTCAAGCCTCACCGGCTGCTGACGCGCGAAGCCTTCGAGCAGCTGTCGTTGGACTGGATCACGCTGGGCAATGGCTACCTTGAGCGCCGACGCAATCGCATGGGCGCTGCGCTGACGCTGGCCGCTCCGCTGTCCAAGTACATGCGGCGGGGCGTCACCGATGGCGAGTACTTCCAGGTGCGCACCTGGCACGACGAACACGCGTTTGAGCCGGGCAGCGTGTTCCAGCTGCGCGAGGCCGATGTCGATCAGGAGCTCTACGGCCTGCCCGAGTGGATGCCGGCCATGCAGTCGGCGCTGCTCAACGAATCGGCCACGCTGTTCCGCCGCAAGTACTACAACAACGGCTCGCATGCCGGTTTCATCCTCTACCTGACCGACCCGCAGCAGAGCCAGGAGGACGTCGATGCGCTGCGCAACGCCATGAAGGGCGCCAAGGGGCCGGGCAACTTCCGCAATCTGTTCCTGTATTCGCCGGGCGGCAACAAGGACGGGCTGAAGCTGATCCCGGTCAGCGAAGTGGCGGCCAAGGATGAGTTCAGCGGCATCAAGGGCATCACCCGCGACGACATGCTGGCCGCGCTGCGCATCCCGCCGCAACTCATGGGCATCGTGCCGCAGAACGCCGGCGGCTTTGGGTCCATCCGTGAGGCCGCTGCTGTCTGGGCCGCCAACGAGCTGGAGCCGCTGCAGGCGCGCATGTTGAAGATCAATGACTGGGTGGGCGATGACGTGATCTCTTTCGCCCCCTACGCGCCGCCAGCGGCCGCGTAATCCTTTCCCACCGCAAGACTACGCAATGCTCAAGAACCTCCGTTGTGGCGAGTGCGCCCGCCTGCTGTGCAAGGCCGGCGCCTTCGATGAAATCCAGATCAAGTGCCCGCGTTGCGGCACGCTCAATCACCTGAAGGCCGAGAGCCTCACCTCCGATCGCCGCGAGCGAATCCAAGAAGGCTCTCACCATGAAAAACCAGCTGCTCCAGGGCGACGCCCTGACCATCCTGCCCACGCTCGAAGCGAATTCGTTCGACGCGCTGATCACTGACCCGCCGTATGCCAGCGGCGGCCTGACCGCCGCTGCCCGTGCCCGGCCGCCGTCGACCAAGTACTGCCGGGATGGCGGGCATGCCGATTTTGTCGGCGACGAGCGCGACCAACGCTCGCACCTGAAATGGATGCACCTTTGGCTGTCCGAGTGCGCGCGCGTGCTCAAGGACGGCGCCCCGGTGCTGCTGTTCACCGACTGGCGGCAGCTGCCGCTGACCACCGACGCGCTGCAGATCGCCGGCTTCACCTGGCGCGGCATTACCGTCTGGGACAAGACCGAAGGCGTGCGGCCGCAGCTGGGGCGCTTCCGCAACCAGGCCGAGTACATCGTCTGGGGCAGCAAGGGCAACATGCCGCTGGATCGCCGCGCGCCGGTGCTGCCGGGGGTGATTCGTGAGTCGGTGCGCAAGGCCGACAAGCATCACCTGACCGGCAAGCCCACCGAATTGATGCGGCAGCTGGTGCGGATCTGCGAGACCGGTGGGCGCGTGCTTGATCCGTTCGCAGGCAGTGGCACAACTCTGATGGCCGCCGAGGTGGAAGGCTTCAATTGGACGGGTATCGAGATGGCTCAGCACTATGCACAAGTGACAAGGGCACGTCTGAGCACGCTGTAAAAAAGCAAAAGCCCGCTCAAGAGCGGGCTTTTTTTAAGCATAGAACTTAGGGTCAGGCTGCTCGCTTTGTCGCTACGTACTGCTGTGCGACGGATGAAAACCACGAAATACCTTTAGCGTCCTGTCCCATCATTACAAGCTGGGATTCGAACGCGCGAGCAAGCTTTTCAATCAGCTGATCCTGAATGGCGAGAAAGCCCGCGTGGTCCCTGGGGCCACTTCCGAACTTAGCCATGGCAATTCCTCTCTAGTTGTTAAGGTGACCTCAATCCCATCAGTGCTCACCAGAAGTCGGGGGCAAGCGCCTGTGGCGTGGACTTAGGGTAGCCGATTTATCGGGGGCAGTCAATGATCATGGTTTGACAACTACACAGCTGCATCTACTAGTTGAAGATGAGCGCCGTTGGCGCCTGCTTTCTTACTAACAACAAGCCAAGTACCTTGTATCTTTACTTCATAGTGCTCGGATACGGCAGCCTGGCTAAAAATAGCTGTAGCTACCGCTGATAGAAATTGCTGATCCAGCGGAAAGGCGGTGTGAACTTTTAGTTGCTTTGACGGGTACGTTTCATAAGTGAGACCCAGGCATCCAATTACGGCTGTTGCTGCGATCCAGGCAAGTGCGGCGTAGTTTGGAACCGCATCAGCTAGGTTCAGGTCGGGCTGGACGTAGACGTCAAGCATCCTTGTCTCGCTCCGCGCTTTAGCGTGGGAAACGATGAGGAGGGCGGATGCAAATCCTGTTCCTTCTTCGATCACGGCACAGACACAACCCCCTCCGTCCCCCATTGGCACATTGCCGTTAACTGCTCGTTCGCAAAAGTCTAAAGCTGCCGAATAGTAAGTGGCGCTTACGTTCTCGGCATTGCTATCAAGCTGCGCAAGCCAAGCCCCCTTAGTGACATGGAAAAGGTCAGGCTTGATGTGATTCACAAAGTTGAATTTCACAGGCTCCCCCTGTAACGCCGTCCTGGCGCACATGGAGGATATCGGCCGGGATCGGGGTTTGCTGTAGGGGAAATCCTCATTGATTTTTCGCAGCTTACTGCGAACGAGCTCAGCTACGTGTGGGTATTCCTTGTCATCGTATCTGCGCGCAATCGTCGCCCCGCCACGCCTGCGTGCTTCGTGCACGGTTTTCGCTGCACCCCCGCAGGGTGGGCTTAGGGCGCGCTGCTGTTGCCGATCCGTGCGGTTCAAGGGGGCCTCTCTTCCCTGCAGATCCCTGCGCGCCTAGGGCGCTTTGCGGGTGGGTACGGCTGCTTTCCTCGGCTTGACCGCCGGGCGCATTTCGGCAAATGACCATCGGAACGAGGTAATCGGTAATCCGAGACCTAGAAAAGGGCCTAAGCAACTGATTTAAATAGGAATTTATAGATTACCTTTTGGGGTGATTTAAGGTAATCGTCCTGCCATAAAAAAGTTATGTCATTGTATTTTAAGGATATTTTTGGGGAGCTTGATTACCTCCCTAAAAGGTAATCCCGTTACCTCTAGATTACCCTTTAATTACCTTTGATGTTTTTATGTAAGTGTTTGATAAATATATGGATATGTGCATTTATGAGGGCGGATTACCTAAATTACCTTCCCCCGACGGTCATCCCAAAAATTGCCTATTCGGGGCCTGGAACGGGGCTCCGGCCACCGCACTTGCCTATACGCTTGAGCACACGCGCATCGACCGCCCATCTCTCGCGGATGGCCAAGCCTGCACGTTGCCGTAGAAGTTGGAGCCAGTCCGAGCCGCCTGAGTCAGGCCTGCCGGCGCGCGATCAGCACGTGGCGCGCGGAAGATCTGCCAGTGAGGTAGTGAAGCGTCCCGACAAGAGCTCTTGCCGCGAAGCCCATGATGGAGAGTTCTGCCACCCGCTTGCACCGAGGCCGGCCGTACCCCGCCCGAAGCGTCGGTTGATAGCGTCCAAGGCGCTCATCAGCTTCTCGTCGCCGATGCGAGCCGGAGTGAATAGGTCGCCCTGCAGGTCTTCAGGCTTGGCTAGATCCATCAGGCACACGCCGGCCTTTTTGTAGGCGAAGCCTTCTCGCATGAAGCCCTGGAACAGCTGGCGCACAGTCGTGAGCACGATGCGGCTGTCAGAGGTGGCGGAGGCGAGTGGGGCGGTGCGTGATGGGTTGTGCTGCGGTACGCCCGGCTTGAGCGAGTCCGTTTCGGCAAAGATGCCAATCGCGCTCGACGTCAATCCGCGAGCGCGCAGCTTCTCGGTGGCACGCATGGCGAAGGTGGCCAGCGCCTCTGACATATCTTGCGGGTCGCTTACCCATGTCCCAAACGATCGGCTGACCATGATTTGCTGCCGGTCTGGCTCGACCTCTTCAAGCTCGAGGCAGGCGTGACCCTGCAGCTCGCGCTGCGTGCGCGCCATCACCACTCCGAACTCCGCGAGCAGGTCGTCTGTAGCCGCATCCCGCAGATCCGCTGCCGTATACACACCGCGTGCCTGCAGCCTGGCGCTCCAGCGCCTACCAACGCCCCAGAGGTCGCCAACTGAGGTGGCCCGCAGCACGGCATCGAGCTCGCTTGCACTGAGCGCTGCCAAGTCACAGACGCCGGCCAGATCGGCCGGGTAGCTGCCCGGTTTGCGCGCCGCATCCTTGGCGACCCGGTTGGCCAGCTTGGCCAGGGTCTTCGTCGGCGCGATGCCGATGCAGTTCGGGATGCCAGTCCATTGGTAGACGCGCTCGCGTAGGTCGACCGCGAGCTGTTGGCGATCGCGGATCCCGGCCAGGTCAAGGAACGACTCGTCAATGGAGTACACCTCCACACGCGGCGCGGCTTGGCGAAGGATCACGCCGATGCGCGAGGCGATGTCGCCGTACAGACCGAAGTTTGCGGAGCGCAACGCCAGCTGCCGGCGGATCTGCGTGGGCACCTTGTGGATGGGCTGTCCCATCGTCACGCCTAGCGCCTTGGCCTCGTCCGATCGAGCAATGGCGCAGCCATCGTTGTTGCTCAGCACGACCAACGGCTTGCCGCGCAGCTCAGGCTGGAACACCCGCTCGCAGCTGGCGTAGAAGTTGTTGCCATCGATCAACGCGAACAT